ATTCTGCATTGCGCAGCTCAAATAGGGCGCTTGAACGCGCCGCACATGAAGCGCTCATAGATTGCGATCTGCACTTGCAGGGGGAATGGTTTGACATTTCCGTTGAAGACGCGAAGAAGGTCTTGGACAAATGCGCCCAGATGCAACGGATTCAAGCGCTAACCGTTGAAAGGCTATCTGCCGGATATATGGGCGGGGCTGCGATTTCTGAAAGCACTGTGGCTCAAGAGGAAATCCTTCGCAGCATGATTGGCCCGGCAAGATACATAGCTGAACGTCAACCGCATCGGATTGACAAGGCGCCTCTAAGCACGTAACTTTGGCATCATCGGAAGGTATAGCGCCCAGAGCAATCTGCGGAGCTTCTTTCGTTCTCCCACAGCGCGACCGGAAAAAGGGTTCGTGACCGGGCGGCGATCAGGAACCCTGCGGCAAATAGCCAATACCCATTCAGATCGTCTGTAGGCCGCCCCGCGCTGCCAAAACCATCAACGCCGGAGGCCGAAATGGCAAAAGTTTACGTCAGCTTTGGCCGCGTCATGGGGGGCGGGGCGCCAGTCTATGCGCCCGCCCCATCGTCATCGTCCCCGGCCATCACATCGTCCGCGTCATCGCAGCAGGCGTCCATAACTGCCGGCGATGGCGACTATGCGACCGTGTTTGCCACAGGGGGTGCCATCCGCATTGCGTTTGGCCCCAACCCGACTGCCGTAGCGAATTCAGGCCGCGCCATTGGCGACGGGCAGTCCATCGACCTCGGACCCCTGAAAAACGGCGACAAAATCGCAATCATCGACTCCGATTAACCGGCGGCGGCGGCCTGTAGGCTGCCCGAAAGGTGATACATGGCCCTAACCCCGAAACAGCAGGCTTTCGCCCTGGCGTTTTTCGAGACAGGAAACGCAACGGAATCATATCGCCGCGCATATGACGTTGACGATAATGCGCGAGACCCGTGGATCAGAGTCGAGGCTTGCCAGCTTCTTGACCACCCTGACATCGCCCTAACGCTGAAAGACCTTCAAGAGCAGGCAGCCCGCCATTCAATCTTCACGCGCCAAAAGGCGATGGAAGAATACGAGCAGGCACGGGTTGTCGCAATCGCCGCGAACAACCCATCCGCTGCCGTGGCCGCAACCAACGGCAAGGCGAAGCTGTGGGGGCTTGATGCCCCGCAGAAAATAAGCACCGAAGTTACCGGCAAGGGCGGCGGTCCAATCGAGACGAAAGACGTTTCCGCCGCCGATATTCTGAGGGCAAAGCTGGATGCAATCGCAAGCCGAGCGGCTAGCGCAACTCCCTCTGAGTGATCAGGAGGAGGTTCTGGCCGCCCTGACGCCAGAACAAGCCGAGCGGTTGCTATGGGATTGGCGCGGTTTCAACGCCCGCCCTGAACAGATCGAGCCGCAAGGCGACTGGCAGATATGGCTGGCACTCGCTGGCCGGGGGTGGGGAAAGACCGAAACCGGGGCGCAGTGGGTCCGTGAGCGCGTAGAGGCTGGGGCGAGGTCAATCGCCCTCGTCGCAGAAACGCAGAAAGACCTTGAGGAAGTCATGGTCGCCCGGCTGGTTTCGATCTATCCGTCAGGTGAGGCCCCGAAGGTAAGATTTAAGCCGGTTCGGGTGACGTGGCCCAATGGGGCTGTGGCCCTCGGATACAATGGCACAGAGCCGAACCAGTTGCGCGGCCCAGAGTTCGACACGGCTTGGGTCGATGAATTGGCGAAATACCGATACGCCCGCGAGACATGGGATATGTTGCAATTCGCCCTGCGCGGGACGGCGATTGAGCCGCGCCAGATCATCACGACGACGCCACGGCCTATTGAGCTGATCAAGGCCATCGTGGCGGGGCAGGAGGGCCGGGTCCACGTCACGCGCGGCAGGACGCAAGACAACAGGGCAAATCTTGCAGCCTCGTTTTTGGACCGGATCGAAAAGCGGTATGCAGGCACGCGCTTGGGCCGCCAGGAGCTGGACGCTGAAATCCTCGGAGATCTTCCCGGCGCGCTTTGGTCCATGGCATCATTGGACGCCTACCGGCTGCGTGACAGGCCGCAATGCAGCCGGATCGTCGTATCGGTTGACCCTGCCGTGACGAATACAGAGGCCAGCGATGAGCACGGAATTATTGTAGCCGGGATCGAGGGGCAGCGTGGCGTGGTATTGGAAGATGCCAGCATGGGTGGAAGCCCGGCAGAATGGGCGCGGCGGGCTGTGAGCCTCTATCGGTCTTATCAGGCTGACGGGATTGTGGTCGAGGTCAACCAGGGCGGCGATATGGTGGCCCACACCATCCGCACGGTGGACCCATCGGCCAATATCATCGAGGTCCGCGCGTCTCGCGGCAAGCATGTGCGGGCTGAGCCAATCGCGGCGCTATACGAGCAGGGGAAAATTGCCCACGTTGGGGCATTTCCGCAGCTAGAGGGTCAGATGACCCAGATGACTACAGACGGGTTCCAAGGCGACGGATCGCCAGACCGTGTTGACGCTCTGGTATGGGCGTTCAGTGAGTTGTTCCCGGACATGGTTGAGCGCGTGCCGGATGTTTCGCGGTTCAAAATTCCGACGCGGCGGGGGTGGATGAGTTGAAAGACGACAAAATCCTTACCGCCGCTCGTGACCGGATGCGAGAATGCCGCGATTCGGAAGACCCTCACATGGAAAGGGCAGCAGAAGACCTGCGCTTTCTTACAGGGGAAGGACAGTGGCCGGAAGCCGAGAAGGAGAGGCGCGAGTCAGATAATAAGCCTACCCTGACGTTCAACGCGCTTCCGCAGTTCGTTCGCAAGATCACTGGGCAAATCCGCCAGATCAACCCGGCAATTAAGGTCAGCGCCGCTGATAGCGAGGCTTCCGGCGATGTATCTGAAATCTATGAGGGGTTGATCCGGGAAATCGAATATCGCTGTGATGCCCCGTCGATCTATGAAAGCGCGGCAGAAAGTGCTGCATCCTGCGGTATTGGTAACTTCCGCATCCGCACTGACTATTGCGACCATGTTGGGTTTGATCAGCATATCCTCATTGAGCGGGTCTTTAACCCGTTTGCCGTTTTCTATGACCCGCGCGCCAAAGAGCCGACCCGGCAAGATGCCGAGTTTGCATTCATCATCGAGCAGATGCGGCTTGATGATTTCAAAGAGTCATATCCTGAAGCCGACGCGAGCGATTTTGCGGATGGGAAGCTGCCGACATGGTGGTCGGATTGGCGCGGCGGCGAAACGATCACCATCGCGGAATACTACTGGCGCGAGTTCGAGGAATACGAGATTGCCGTCACCGAAATGGGGCAGGTGATCAAGGGGCCGTTTCCGAAAGAGCTTCGGCTGGCCCGCAAGCGCACGGTTCGCAAGCCGAAGATCATGTGGGCGAAGATTACGGGTAGCGATGTGCTGGAAGGGCCCACGCGCGTGGTCGGGGAGTATATCCCGGTCATCGCTGTGACGGGTGAGGAAATCCACATCGGTGAAACGGTGTATCGCAGCGGTGCTATCCGGCACGCCAAAGACAGCCAAGTCAGCTACAACATCATGCGGACGGCCAGCGTTGAAACGACGCTGTTGCAGCCCCGCGCGCCGTATCTGGTAACGCCTAAGCAGATTTCCGGCCTTGAGGGATTCTGGAGCGAGGCGAACAACGCAAACCGGCCATATCTGCCCTATAACGTGGACGAGAAGGCCCCCGGCATTCCCGCCCGCGCGACGCCGCCCGTAGCATCCAGTGGACTTCTGCAAGAGGCGCAGGTCGCGGCGGAGGACATGAAGCGGACCATCGGGATTTATGACGCAAGCCTCGGTGCCAGGTCGAATGAAACCAGCGGTGTTGCGATCCAATCCCGCCAGAAAGAGGCGGAAATCTCCAATTCGATCTATTCCGATAACATGGTCAAGTCCGTTGCCCACGCCGGGCGAGTGATCGTGTCCATGATCCCGGAGGTTTACGACGCGCAGCGCATTATCCGTATTCTCGGCGAAGACGCGCAGGAGAAGCTGGTCGAGATTAACAAGTTGATGCTGTCCCAAAACGGTATCGTGACCAGCAACGATTTGCGGGTTGGGCGGTATGCCGTTCGCGTTTCAGTCGGACCGACCTATGACAGCAAGCGGCAGGAGGCCAGCGCTGGAATGCTGGACCTCATGCAGCGGATTCCACAAGCTGCGCCAATTATTGCCGATCTGGTCGCGGGTTCGCAGGAATGGCCGGATGCTGACCGGATTGCAGAGCGGCTACGCAAGACCATACCGCCTAACCTGCTTGATGACGACGAAAAGACAAAAGACGACCCGCAAGCGCAGATGATGGCCCAGCAACAGGCGCAACAAGCGCAGCAGCAGGCCCAAATGCAGCAAGCGGCGGTGCAGGCGGACATTGACAAAAAGGTGGCGGACGCCGCCAAAGCTAAGGCCGAGGCCGCGAAGTCGGAGATTGAGGCGCAGGAGGCGGCAGTAAGGCTGCAACTCCTGATCCGCCAACTGAATGTGGCGCAAACCGCGCCCATGCCTGTCCAGCAGGCCAACCCAGGGCTGATGCCCTACTGAGGATACCCACATGAGTGATCAGGAATTGGCGGCCCTTGCTGGCGCTGCCGAGATTGTCACGACTTCGGAGCAGACCGAAGCGTCGGAGGCGACGGAAAACACGGAAGGGCAGGTTTCAGACCAGCCCGCCGAAGGGGAGACCCCAGAGGACAAGACAAAATCGCAGGTTCGCCGCGAACGCCGGGAGCAACAGCGCCAGCGTGAGCAGCAGGAAGCTGCGGAGACGGCACGGAAACTCGCTGACGCAGAGGCCCGCTTGGGCCGGATCAAGGCTGCGGCGCAGGCTATCCAAGAGCCGAAGGAAAGCGACTTCACTGACTCGTTCGAGTTTGTGGCGGCCAAGGCTGCGTTTCAGGCGCACAAGATGGCTGCCAAGATGCACGAGAACGAGGTCCAGGGTGAAATCACCGCAGCGGAGCAGGCACGGCAGCAAGCCGATCTGGCCCGCGCGCAAGAGCGTCAGCGCGACTATGTGGAGGCAATCCCAGAGGCGCGCGCGAGATACGCCGATTTCGATCAGGTTATCTCGGTCGCCATGCGAAGTGATGTGGTTTCTCCGGCAGTCGCTGATATGGTTCTGGACAGCGAGCGCCCGCACGATCTGGCCTATCACCTCGGCAAAAATCCTGATGTTGCCCGTGCGATTTCTCAACTGAACGCCGTCCAGGCGGCGCGTGAGCTGGGCCGGATTGAGGCCCAAATCTCGCTGCCAAGGGCACAACCCACAACCGCTCCTGCCCCGATCCGCCCTGTTCGCGGCGCTTCTTCTGCGACGCCGAACCCCGAGAACATGACCGCCGACGAGTTCGCGGCATGGCGGGCTAAGGGGGGCACCTTCAAAACCTGAAAGGACGCCTAAATGGCAAACGCTTTCTATAACCCGACGCAGGTCGCCCAAGAAATGGTGCGCCTGCTTGAGAATGAACTGATCATCGCAAAGATGGTGAGTTCCGACCTTTCGTCTGAGTTTTCGATTAAGGGCAGCACGATCTACGTTCGCCGCCAGATGCAATACCTCGGGCAGGATGACAACCTGAACCTGTCGTCGTATGCGGAAGATGTGATCGAAGGCACCGTGCCTGTCGCCATGGATAAAACTTGGTCGAACAAGGTCACGATTGGCGCGACGGACCGAACGCTGTCGTTTGATCGCTGGTCTGATCAGGTCATCAAGCCCATGGCGCGCCGGGCGGCGGAGAAGATCGAGGCATCTGTAGCAGCGCTCTATCCGTCCTTCTATTGGTTCGATGGCACCCCCGGCACCGTCCCGGCCACGTTCGCATCCCTGTCGGATGCGGGGGCGATCATGACGGACGGCGGCATTTCCCACACCGGTCGGGTAGCCATCCACTCGCCTATCGCGGGGTCAAAGCTGGCCGGGACTGTCGCCGCGACCTACGTCAACAGCGACAACAAGACCGCCTTGCAAGAGGCAAAGATTGGTCGGTTTGCCGGGTTCGACAACTATGAAAGCGTGTTCGCTCCGACCCACACCGTAGGCGTGTCAACTGGCACCCCTCTGGTAAACGGGGCTTCGCAGAGCGTCACCTATGCGACCGCGAAAAACACTTGGTCGCAGACCCTGAATACCGATGGCTGGACGAACTCCACCACCGGCATTCTGAAAAAGGGCGACGTGTTCACCATCGCCAACGTCTTTGCTGTGAACCCGGCAACCAAGGCCTCCACGGGCCGCTTGCAGACGTTCACGGTCCTGGCCGATGCTGACTCGGGCGCTTCAACCGGCCCGGCGGCTCTGACCATTTCGCCGCCGATCATCACCTCTGGTGCTTTCCAGACCGTCAGCGCGGCTCCTGCTGACAATGCACCGATCACTGTCAAGACCGGCACAGGCGGCACCGGATATCGGCAATCCATGCTGCTCGACCCATCGTCTATCGCGCTGGTTTCCCGCCCGCTGGACATTGGCGCAGGCCTCGGCGTGAAAACCTCGACCAGGTCCGGGAATAACGTGACGGTTTCGGTGACGGAATACATCACTGGCGATACGCTGGCCCAAAACATGCGCTTTGATGTTCTGTGGGGGACCACGGTGCTTGATCCGCGCAAGGGCATGCGCCTGACCAACTAACCAACAGGCGGGGCTGAAAACGGCCCCGCTTACCCTTTTGATGAGGGCGCGAAATGGCAACCTGCCGCGACATAGTAACCCGCGCCTGCCGTAAGATCGGCGTTGCAGCGCAGGACGAGCCGCTTACGGCTGATATGGCCTCCGCCACTCTTTCCAGCCTCAATGACATGCTCTGGGCGTGGAAACTAGCAAGCGTGGACATTGGCATGACTACTGATCTCGCGCTTGATGACCCATTCCCGATGGCCCCCGAATACCGTGAGGGCGCGGTCTATTCTCTGGCCGCTCGGATTGCGCCGGATAACAACGAGGTCGCGGGGTTCGATGCGGATGATTTCTTCCGCAAAATTCAGGCGGCATATGTCGTGATTGATCCGGTCGTTATGCCGGATGCCATGTTCCGGCGGCGCTGGACGCTATGAGCCGCGTTGATTTTGTCGGCCAGTCCGCGCGGGATGCTTCCAACCCGCAGGCCAATTCGGGACGGCTGATCAACCTCTATCGGGAACCTGTGCAGGCGGGCGGGCGCACCGGCTACGCGCTGCGGTCGGTGCCGGGGGTTTCGGCCTTTGTTGACCTTGGCCGGTCGATCATGCGGGCAATGGCCATCGTGGATGGCGTCGCCTATGCGGTTTGCGGCGGTCGGCTGTTCTCGATCACTGAGAACGGCGTGGCTTCCAACCTGGGCGCGATTGCGGACAGCCCGGAGACGACGATTGCCGGGAACAACGGCAAGGTGACCATTGCGGCGAATGGAACCTATTACCTGTGGGACGGCGCAACTCTGACAACCCCGAGCATGGGCAACCTGACCTACGCACGGTCGGTCTGCTACATCGGCGGCTATACGGTTCTTGCAGGTGGGAATGCTGCGTCAGATCGGCTGATCCAGTGGTCGGCGCTGGCAACCCCTGGGACAATGCCGGGGGCGAGCTTTGCATCGGCGGAAACGACTGACGAGCCGGTTATCAGGGCTGTGACTGTCAACGAAACGCTGGTGGTGTTCAAGGCCACCGGACACGAGGTCTGGCGCGTCACCGGGGAAGCCGGGGCGAATGCGCTGGAATTGATCGTCGGGTCGCATGTCGAAATCGGGCTGCAATCGTTCAACGCCCTGACGCTGTTTCCAAACGGGGCGGCGCTGGTTTCATCCGATGGACGGGTGAGCGTCTGGTCTGGTGGCTTGCAGGTCATCAGCACGCCTGCGGTGAATACGGCGGTTGAGCGGTTTGGGCCGGATCGCATGTTCTATTACGAGGCGCGCGGGCACGGGTTTATCTGCGTCACGTTCAAGGATGCCCCGGCGTGGTGCTACGACATAGCCACGCTGGAATGGCATGAGCGGGCCGAAGGGACAGAAATAGCCCCATGGTCTGCCAAAGGGACAGTGAAGCTGAACGGCCATTGGGTCGCGGGCTACGACAACGGCAAGACCGGGGTGTTTTCCCCCATCCCGCAGGAGTTCGGCGGGTATCTGTCGCGGCGGGCGTTTTCCTCGATGATGTGGACGGGAAAACGGTTCAAGGTCGCTCTGGCGGAGTTGTTCGCGCATGTCGGCCACGAGCCTTACCCGAGCGGAAATATTGGCTGGGTAAATGACGGGTCATACCTGTCCGGGCTGGCCTTCACGCTGAATATCGGCCCCGGCGTAGAGGATGATCCGCCCCGAATTGGGGTGCGAACGACCCATGACGGCGTGACCTTCGGGGCGGAGCGGGTGCGCGACTTTGGCACGGTCGGGGAATACTGGCAGCGGATCACGCTGCGCAATCTCGGGCAGTTTCGGAATTTCGGGGTGCAGGTTGAGATGACCGCGCCCGTGGACATTCCGCTTTATGCCACGGCTGATCTGGTGGCGGCATGAAGCCCCCGGTTCCTGCGGTTGACAGGCCCGTCACGCAAGCGGACGGCAAGCTGACCCGATACGGGTATGATCTGCTAAAGGGAATCACCGATAACCTGTCGCCTTCTGGCCCTGCGTCCGCGACTTGGGGCAGCATAACGGGAACGTTGTCAGCGCAGTCTGACTTGCAGGCGGGGCTAGATGCCAAGGCCGATCTGTCGCACTCGCACGCCATTTCTGATGTAGCGGGTCTTTCATCGTCTCTGGCGGGCAAGTCCCCCGTTGGCCATCCACATGCTATCTCGGACGTGACCGGGCTATCCAGCGTCCTTCCGAAGCGCGGACAAGTGGTCGTGACGGTATCCAACAATTCGCGTGAGCATGAGCAGGTTGTCTCGGCTGCCGGTATTTTACCCACGGATTATGTGGTCATCAGCCTCGCTGGTCATGCCGATGCCGATGAAAATGCAGTGGACATGATCGACCTCGTCGACATGGCGGCCACCCCCGGAACCGGACAGATTACCGTCGCCATGGCGTTTTCCGCTCCAACAGCGGGCGCAATCAAACTGAACTGGATGGCCTGATGGCAAAGCTCTCCCTAGACCTGTCAAGCGGGACACTTCACCCCCGCGAGAATGTATTCGGAACCGGAAATATCGCCGCCCTGAACGGGGAGGTTCAGGTTAAAGCGGATGGGGCCGCTTCTGTCGGTCTCGTGGTTACGGGAACATATGTCGGGACTCTGGTCGTCGAAGGGTCTTTTGACGGGGCCAATTGGGATGCTATCCCGTTGCGCCCGGTCGCGGCAGGCGGGCTTTATGTCGTTACACTTGCAAGCGCGGCAATAGGGCGGTGGCAGGGAGCGTGCGCGCCGTTTTCAACAGTTCGCGTTAGAATGAGCGCATACACCTCTGGCACGGCTCTCGTGCGTTTGGCCGCTGATACTGGCATATATGAGGTTCTTGCCTTTCCACGCGCGGCTGACCTGTCTGTGACCGTGACGGCAGCGGCTGGCGTGGCGGCTACATTGACCCTGCCAGCGGTAGCAGGTCAGCTCCACTTCATCACGCGCCTGACCATCCAGCGCTTTGCCGCCGCGCTGCTGACCGCAGGTGCAACGCCAGTTCTTGTGACGACGACAAACCTTCCGGGGTCTCGGGTGTTCGCGATCCCGGCAGATGCGGCTGCGGCTGGCACGATGTGGGTTGAAACGCTTAGCCCTTCGCAGCCCTTGCGCAGTTCGGCGGTGAACACTGCCACGACAGTCGTGGCCCCACTGACGGCCAACGTGATCTGGCGGATGACTGCGGATTATTACACCGCGCCATGAGAATAACCGTTGATGCAGCGCGGGAATACTTCGCGCACCCATCGCAGCAGCTTTATGGCGTGACGCCAGAAAACCTGCCTGACGAGCCATTTGAATATTGGGCGAAGGATGGGATTTGCGGCGTTTTCCATCCGGCCCCTGCGGCCCACGTCTGGATGGTCCACTTCGCGGCAAAGCCTGAATGCTGGGGCCGTCTCGTCGCCCCATCACGAGAGGTTTTGGCGGCCTTCTGGGCGGCAAAAGCCCCCGAAAGAATAGTCGGATGGACGCCAGTGCACCTGCGGGCCGCTTTGGCCCTTTCTCGCCGCGTCGGCTTTGTCGAGGACGGCAGGCTGCCACTCCCAAGTGGCGAAATCATCATGAGCGGATGGAGGGCCTGATATGCCCGTAGGATTGGTTCTCGGGGCCGCTTCGGCGGTCGGCGGTATTGCACAGGCATCTGCGGCATCCAAAGCGGCCAGAGCGCAAAAAGACGCGGCAAATCGCCAGATCGACGTGCAGAAGGAAATGTATGACCAGACGGTCAACCGTCTCGCGCCATGGGTTTCCTCCGGTATGACCGCAAATCAGGCGGCGGGGTCCATGCTTGGCCTCAATGATACGCCGATGATCGGCGGGACTGCCCCGACCATCAGCACGGTGACGACGCCCGGAACGCAGGCCACGCGCGGCGGCTACATGTTCGGCACGCGCGCGGATGATCGGAACGGGCATACCGGCTATTCCACAGCAACGCCGGGCAGCACGTCCTACACCGTCAACGGCCAGAACTTCGACACGATGGAGGCCGCACAGGCTTACGCCAACGCCAACAAAACTGGCGGCACGGCTTGGACCTTCCAGAACAGCCCGGCCTATCAGTTCAACATGCAGCAGGGGCTTGACGCAGTTCAGGCATCGCAGGCGTCCAAGGGCGGGCTATATTCCGGCGCTGCCATGGAGGCGCTGCAAAAGACCGGTGCTGGCATCGCGTCGAATGAGTTCTGGAACCAGTATAATGCCCTCGCCGGTCAGTCGTCGGCAGGCCAGAACGCAGCGGGCTTGCAGGCCAACGCGGGGCAGAACTACGCCACCGGGGCGTCGAATGCGCTGGCTAACTATGGGAATGCCGCCGCTTCCGGCGCGATTGGCGTGGGGAATGCCTTTGCCAACGGGATCAACAATGGCCTCGGAATCTGGGGCTATATGAACGGCATGAAGGCGTCCTGACATGGCTGATCTGGCGCAGGGCATCATCGCCACGGCAAATGCGCTGGGGATGAACCCGGCAGACCTTGCCACGATCATCAGCTATGAAACCGCAGGGACGTTTGACCCAACAAAGGGCGGCCCGACGACTCAATGGGGCCAGCATCGCGGGCTGATCCAGTTCGGCGAACCGCAGGCCAAACAATACGGCGTCGATTGGAATGATCCGCTTGGGTCGCAACTCGGGCCGGATGGCGCAATCGTCAAATACTTCATGGCCAATGGCTGGCAGCCCGGCATGGGCATGTATGACGCCTACAGCATTGTGAATGCGGGCGGGCCGGGCCGATACAATGCTTCGGACGCGAACAACGGCGGCGCACCGGGAACGGTGAAAGACAAGGTTGACGGGCAGATGGCTGGGCACCGCGCGAAGGCTTTGGCGCTTCTGGGTGGTGACTACTCCGGCCAGAACGCCCTCGCAGGCTATCAGCCCCCACAGCAGCAGAACGCCTTGGCCCCTGAGCAGCCCATGCTACGGCTGAACAACCTCGCCCTGACACCCTACAGGATGACATGACATGCAGATGGACAACCGCATCATTCTGGCCGGTGAACCAGTCAACGCGCTTGGCTCGTTCATGGGCGGGCAGCAGGCGGCGCAGCAAACCCGCCAGTTCCAGCAGCAGAACGCCCTCGCTGATCTCTACAAGACCCAAGGTGCCGGGATCATGGCGGGCGATGCGAACGCCCTGAACGCGCTGGCACAGTATGACCCGCAAGCGGCGGTGGGGATCAAGACGCAGCAGCAGGGCCTAGCAGTGGACCAAGAGCGCCTTGGTCTGGCCCGTGCGCAAGCGGCACGAGAGGCGACGGCATGGGCGCAATCGCAGGACGCGGCCACGGTAGCAGCGGAACGCGAGAAACTGGCAACCGGCCTCAAGGGCGCGGCATACTTCCACGCGCAGGGCGATCAGGCGGGCTACACGGCCTTTTTGCAGCAGAACGGGCTTGATCCGCAGCAATACCCGTTTGAGCAGTTCCCGGCCTATGCTGCGGCGGCAGAGGGCGTGCTTGAGGCTTGGCAGGCGTTCACGCCAAAACCCGCTGACCCCGTTGCCGGTGCCCCGACCGGGTATCAGTGGGCCGATCCGAAAGACAAGAGCAAGGGCGTGGTGCCCATGGCAGGATATGAGGCGAAGCCAGACCTGACGGCAGGTCAGAAGGACTACAAGTTCTACGCGGATCAGGAAACGGCATCCGGTCGGAAACCACTATCGTTCAACGAATGGGAATTGCAGGGCAAGAAAGCGGGAGCAACGCAAGTCAGCGTTGGCGGGGGTGACAACAAGCAGGTTTTCGACGCGGTCGCAGAAAGCGCAACAGCCGCGAAGGCTGCGGTCTCTGGCCTCACATCGATTGCCGAGGCGAAAAAAGCCGTGGACAGCGGGATCATTTCCGGGGCCTACGCAGACCAGAGGCTTGGCTTGCAGAAGATCGGCAGCCTTATCGGCATCGGTGATGTTTCCGCCATCCAAAACACGGAAACATTCCGATCAGCCATTGCGCCGCAGGTCGCGGCAATGATGAAGGCAACGGTTGGCAGCACGCAGATTTCCAATGCTGACCGCGAGTTCGCTGAAAAGGCGGCTGGTGGCTCGATCACTTTGGACGAGGCGTCGATCAAGCGACTTCTTGATATTATGGATAAAGCTGGCCGTGTCATTGTGAAAAACCACATTGACGTTCTGGATAAAGTCTACCCAGAAGGGAAAGGCTTTGATCGGGAACGGGCGCTATTCGGGATCAATCTTCCTTCTTCTCCTGCTCTCGAAGACCCCGAGATAATTGATCTGATGCGTAGGTATCCCGGCGCGCCTTGATCACGAACCACCACCTGACGGTAACGATCAGGGCCAGTTCTGCCATCGCGAACGCGCACCACAAAGCATCTTTAAGGGGCAGCGCTGCCCACATGATGACGAACCACACGGGCACGCAGGCCCAAGCTACCCAAATTGTGCGCATCGTCTGAAAATAATGCCTTGGAGGCCATATGGCAACCGTAGACGAAATTCTTCGTTCCGCGCTGGCAGCTGACAAAGCCGGGGACAAGGCCGCAGCGGCTAAACTGGTATCTGCCGCCCGGTCTTTGATGCCGAAACAGGCTGGTTTCGACCCGGCAGATGCACCCGCAGCCCCGCCGGTAACAGATGGGTATACTCCTGGAAGCATGGGGAATCGTCCACGGCCAGACAGGTTCGGAGACACGATAAAAGACGCGACCGAAGGCCCGCTTTCAGCGATGGGCGCATTCGCTACCGGCTTGGCAGATCAATCACAAAGCCCTTCCATGCAGGCCATGCCTTCGAGGGTTCCGCGTGGCGCGCGGCCAATGGCAGCGGCTGTAGGAGACCTTGGCGGGCTAGCGCTTTCTGGGGCTGGGACCATCTACGCCACAGGGGCGGGGTTGGCCGGGGAAATGTTTGGCGGCAGTCCAACTGGCGAAAATCAACTTGCGCGCGATCTTATGATGATGGGGGAGGTGGCGGCACCCGAGTTGTCAGGCGTCAGCAGCGCGACGCTTGGGGCAGGAAGGGCGGCCAAACTGGCTGAGAAAGCCGCGAAGCCTCTGACCGATGCGCAGGATTTCCGGGGAGCGGCTAACCGTATTGGCGTGACCCCGAGCCTTGGCATGTCTGGCAAGGTGGGCGCAATGACGGCGGCAGGGATGGAGAAACTCCCATTGTCGGCAGGCGTCATCGCAAAAGATGCCTCCCGCGCTGTTGGCCAGATCGAAAGGGCATTCGCTGATTCTGTCGGGAAAGTTGCGGCCCCGTCTGGTCCAGCCATGGCCGGAGAGCGGCTGCAATCTGGGCTTGCCGGTTTTGTAAAGTCGTTCAAAGACAGGTCAAGCCAGCTATTCGCCAAGGTTGACCAGAGAATGCCGAAGGGCATGAAGGTTGACATTCCGAATGCCAGACAGGCCATCACCGAAACCAAGGCGGCGTTTGCGGAAAACCCGGAACTTGCTAAGAAACTTGGCTTGGGTCAGTGGGATGCCATTATGGCAGAAGCCGAGAAAAACGGCATCCCGTGGGATGGGGTAAAGCAGCTCCGCACAAAGATTGGGGAGGCTATCGGATCGGATAGGGCGGTGCTTTCGGATGAGGATATTGGCCGCTTGAAGTCTCTATATGGGGCGCTGACCGCCGATATGGAAGCTGCGACGAAAGCCGCTGGCAATGGGGCATATGGTGCATGGCGGGCCGCGAACAGCCATTACAAGCGTGGGGCCGAACACATTGAGGCGAACATTGACGGCCTAATCACGAAAGACCCAAAAAACCCAGTTTCGGCAGAGCGCGCATATGAAGCCTTCTCTAACATGACAAAGGCTGATCGCGCATCTTCTGACATTGTGCGTATGCGTAAGATCAAGGCTAGCCTTTCAGAAGAGGACTGGCGCGGCTTGTCGTCGTCTATTGTAGACAGGATGGGGCGTGCTCCGGCTGGTCAGCAAGGCACTATGGGTGAAACATTTTCAGCCAGCAAGTTCCTGACGGAATGGAACAAGATGACGCCAGAGGCCAAGGCGATGCTGCTGCCATATGAGGTGAGGCAGGAGTTTTCCGATCTTGCTAAGGTCGCTGAGCGCGCCAAAAACGCTAATCTTGAGCGCAATCATTCCAACACGGGGACTGTCGGCGGCTGGGTAACGCTTATTTTCGGGTCGTCAACAAATCCAGTCGCAACCGCGTCTGCTCTTGGCGGGAACTACATAACCGCAAAGGCTTTGACTTCCGAAGTGTTCTTGCGCGCGGTCAATCGCGCTGCTCGTGGCGATGCCAAGTCCGTAGAGGCAATGGCAAAAGGCAGCGGCCCATATGCTGCGGATGCCAAGGCAATCCTGACCATGATGGGCGCGACTGCCGCCCAGACACCAGCTAATAATCCAGCGCAACCCGCGCGCGTTGCCCCATAACAATCTGAGGCCCCTATGTCCGATGTGTTCAACTTCGGCCAAGTTCGCGTTTCCGATGCGAACGGCGATCCCATCCCCGGCGCTCTGGCGACCTTCTACATCGCGGGCACCAATACGCTTGCCCCGATCAAGAACGCGGCGGGGGCTGCGCTGGCAAACCCACAGACGGCGGATGCTGGCGGGGTGTTTTCGCAGCTTGTCTATGCCGATACCGCGCTGAAAGTAGCTGTCACCACGGCGGATGGCGCGGCGGTTCCGGGTTATCCGATGGACCTTGCTTTCCGG